CCCCCCAATCACGAGCCTCGAATTTTTCAGAACCTTGCGAAGAACCAACACCTTTACCAGCTATAACGGCCTCAGACTGCGCGTCACCAGACTGAAGATTCGTATTAACAACCTCGGAAATATCAAGTGAAGAAGAATCACCACCGATATAAGTAGACATACCTGACATGTTTTCACCAACATCGACACCGAAATGTGCCTTAATCTGTGCACGATAATTCTGAGGAACGTTCAGAGAAATTTCTTTCCAACGTTGGAGAGCCTCACCGCGACGAAGAGAAAGAACATCAAATGAAAGGGACTTAACACCCGAAAAATTAGCAACAACAGGAGTTCCCGAAGAGGTAGAAGGACGGAATTGAACACCAAAACCAGCATTCTGCCCAGAAGAAGTAACCGCTTGTGAACCAACAGAAGAGGAATAAAAAGTACCACTATCAAAAACACCAACGGGAGCCTCTAGAGCTCCAATAGAACCGACAGAAATAGTAGATACATCACCAAATTGAGCATCCGGCAACACACCCATAAACATATCCTTATTCCAGTTACAATACTCAAGGTCAAATAATGTATTACTGTTCCAATATGGATCACTGACAGGAGGAATAGAAGAAAATAAATGTTGATGAGAACCCGTATAATAGTCTATATTCCACAAGTACGGGCTAGAAGTCTGCCACTGAGAATAACGAAAATAGTCTTGACAAAACTTCTTATAAGCCAAAAAAGGAAATAAAGAAAGATTCAAATCAAAACGATATTTTTGAGAATAAGAAGTATCAGAATAAGACAAAGAAGTGCCATAAAGCTTACTACTATGCTTACTCGAATTTCCACACCTCAAATATTGCATAAGCTTATATGCCAAATCCGCGCGGTCAAAACCAAAATAATTATTCTTACCAGAAAGAGAATCACACGCGCTTTGCAATTGAGAGTTAGAAATAGTAGGGAGAAAATTTCCAAGAGTCAAAGAAGAAGTTTGCGAATCTGCATGCTGAACGTTGGACTGCATTTGAGAAATAACCTCAGGTGCATTACGCCATAAGAGATGCAAAGGAACATAAAACCAATCGTAATACTCACGAATACGAGTATACGCAGAAGTATTGACAGGCTGAGTACGGGTAAAATGCTGACGCTTCAAAGTAAATTTATCACCTGGCATTGTAAAATACCACTTAATAGGAAGTAACTCACCGGACTTTGCAGAAAATGCAACCTTAGAAGAAAGGTCAAAAGCCGAACGCCTAGGATGATTACGAACATCTTTTAAATTAAACAATCCCATAACTTAAAAATTTGGTTGAATATTAATATGAGTAGAATCAACAGACTGTTTCATAGTTTGCTGACTCTCCTGTTTAGAATTACTGTTTTTCCAAAAAACAGACATAGACGCAGTACAAGACTGAACACACAAGGCCGTGATAAGACCAATAATGAAAGTAGATATTAATTTAACTACTTCAATCCATTGCTGAGGTGTAATTTTCATAAACATAAAGACAATTATTCTAGAAATACATCATTTTCATCATTAAGTTTCTTATGTTTGACGCGAATATAATGTACTTCATAGTAATTCTTATCTTTCCATTCCTGAAAATAACGATTATTAACTTTTATTTGAGGGGTATTAATATAAAACAAAGATAGAAGTTCATCCGAATAACCTTCACTCTCGAACATCTCTTGCTGAATACTCAATTGTTTTTCTAGGGACATAGACCGACACCTAGACATATATTCATCAGATAAAGAAATAATATAATCATCAGAAAGACCAAGAGACTCCCAAATACGATATATATAAAGGGGACGACAAAGCTTATTCTTAAGTCTATCAGTGAAATAAGAAATTTCTTTAGCAGACCGCGTATAAGCAAGATAAACACGAAGACACTCAGGAAGAGTATCATACCGATAACCATACTTTTCATACAAAGTCACAATATAGGTATGAATAAAGCTGGATACGTTTGTTGGAGTTTCTTCTTTAAAGGGTTCGTTTCGTCTAAAGAGTTGTAATACACCTCGAATTGCTGTAACAACTGTTCGAGTTTCGACAGAAAAATTACTGCTGTATGGTACGAATCTTGGCAATAATCTAGAGATATACGAAATGGGGGGAGCGAATTCACAAGACTTGCCATTACGGACAAAGCGTATTCGCTCAGATAAGCGCTCGACTGCCTGTTCAGGTGTTTTAACTGTCTGTCGAAAGCTTTCATATCCAAATAATTTGCTAAACCGCGACTTATTTTTTGTAAACGAGACGTCCGTAAAAATGCTGGGGAGAGACACAATGCTATTAAGATAGCCCGATACGTAGCTACCGGCAGAGTCCCTTGCAAGTTGCGTATCGACACGACCGAGTTTCCAACTCTGATATACAGCCTGTCGAATGTTTTCGGCGACTTCGTCCGAGTCAAAGAAAAATAAGATATGGAAATGCGGGCGGAATGTCTTAGGAGTATACTCCGATACAACGTATGAAGATATTTTTTCATATGAACCAATTTTTGTAAATAAATACTTGCGAAAACGTTTCGCAAAAAGTTGATAATCACGATAATTCACATACTTAAGAAGTCCTTTAAATTGAGGAAAAGCATTGTTATTTCCTTCACATTTAGACTTTTTCTTAAGCATTTCAGCCTTTTCAGGAGAAAGCCAAACAAGTTCCTCACGCTGAACATCACCAAAATTATGCAACTTAGACATGCGCGGAATAGTACGAAGAATATAAGGGCGAGTAGGAGAACCGTACTTAGGTTTGTAATTCTTTCGGAATTCAACAGCAGCAGCGCAAGAATCATATATAGATTTCAAATGCTCATCTATATAAGGAAAATTTACCTTACAAGTAAACATGTTAATAGGCTGTCCATTATCCTCTTTTTTTACTCGAGGGTCAATTAACATACGCGTAAGTAACTGAGAACGGACAGCTGGCCAATTATTACCTATGGGATAATCAAATTCGTAATCCGTAATAGGAACAAGAGCCATTTTCGGAACATATTGCGAATTATAAGTCAATGTTACAAAATAACAATACTTACGGTTCCATTTCTCATAATCACACAAGTTTCTTTTCGCATCAGAACGCGAAATTAAACAATGCGGACATACACCGCATTCAACATAAACGAAATCACCTGTGTATTTATTTTTTATTACGCGAGGATGCTCGCAGCGATTGAAAAAATTATAAACTTTGTCAGACATATTCTTAATTTATTTTGAGAGTTAACGAGCTTTACGACTCAAACAAATCTCCGCTACGTTCCGATACTCATCTAGAATCCTAACGCACGCAACAAAGTTGCTAACAATTTGCGCTCCGCGCAGGTAAAGAATACTTTTACTTTTAATCTTACGAAATCGCAAAGGTAGGTAAATTGCGCAGAAAGCACCAATCAACATTTATCAAAAATTATTAATTTCGCGCGCGCATTACGCAAGCTTCATGCACACACGATATTAACAATTTTCAACAAATAACGCTTGGTGCAGTCTTCACAATTTGTCAATGATAAGCGATGTCGGAAGAAAAAAAAGAAAAACTATTCTTTTTTGTCACATCCTCCGCAGGGGGCTGTCGTATATTCAGCAACAGGCTGAAAAATCAGAACTTTATCGCCAGCACGAAGAAAATCGTCAGCAAGACAATACAGGCTATGTCTGTCAGTATCGACAATCACAGGTTCAGAGGGTTTTTCACCGTTTTTCGGTTGTACAGTCATTAAAAGTTTCATAATTGTAAATTTTAAATTGTTAGTAATATAATTGAAAGTTAGCCCGCGCTTAAGTGCACGAAATCCACGAGGGGAACTATTTATTCAGAAGTATCTCTCTTACGAGATAAAGCCTATAATAGACTTTACCTTTCAAAGCATTTTATGAAGCTTAAAATTAGAAATTCTTAATACCAAGAATATTTTTTCTGTTTTCATAATCATATCTATTTTATTATTACAATACAAATATAAGGAGAAATGAACAACACACAAAATTAAATTATATGTTATACAACATGTTTTGCATTTTTATTGGTGTCACTTTTGCCAATCTCGGACGAGAGGGGAGGGAATCGGGCTAGATGTGACACCCGATTTGCTATCGCACAAAAGAGAACAGCTATAAAAATAAAATGCACCGACTCATCACAAGCCAGTGCATAAAGATAAAAACAAATATGACAATAAAAAAAACAAACTATCTACGACGACGCTTCGTCTTGTTATGAGTATAAACGTCAACAGAATTGAGCGTATAGTCTTCAATAATAGGGCATTCACCGAGAACCACGCCCACGGAATGAATTACCATTCCGATAACGTGTATATATATCCAATCCAGAACCAACACCGTTAAAAATCATATTGGTAGAATTAAGAGCCTCACGCCAAGGCTGCAACTTTGTATCAAATGCAGACTGTTTATAACCTTCCGCAGAAACACCAGCGCGAGAACGCAATATAGACGAATCATGAAATGCATCAGCACCAGCATTAAATGCTCGACTATGGTAATACGACCCAAAATAAAAATTAGTATTATTAGTAGCACGAATCACACCGTCTGAAGTCTCGCGTAAAATACGATTCTGAAGGTTATGCCCATTAGCACGCGCATAAGTCTCAATTTCTTCAGCAATAAGATTATTAATTTCTTGACGCTTCATCTGGCCTGACATAACAAGATACTCATAATTAGCAGCCTTAATATTTAATTCAGCTAACTGCTGCTGATTAAGATACTTATTTAAAATAGTCTTAGTTTCAGCATCAAGAAGAGAATTCGTAATGTTAGCGACAAGTAAATTATTACTCCAACGCTGATTTGAAAGATTTTCTTCAAGAGAAGCCATACCAAGTTCAGCAGCCTTACGTCCTTGAAAAAGATTGTACTCACGAGCCTCAGGAGACGCGTTACGCCAATCAGTAGCACCAATATTCTGCCAAATTTGAGAACGTAACAAATCAGACATATTGAGATTCTCAATATCAGTTTGTTTCTTTTCGGACATCATTTTTAACGCAGAAGCCAAATTAACACCAACAGATTGAAAATCAGGAGTATAAGGAATTTGAGGAGCAGCACCGGCAGCAGTAGCAGCAGAAGTACCAGACATACCAGTAGCAGTACCGGCCTGTGCATCACTCATATAAGGATTATAACCTGCATCCTCCAAACGCTTACGCTGAGAGGACGCTTTGTTATATTCATTTTCCCTATTCCACATATCCAACTGAAAATCACGGGCTTTCTGGGCTTCACGAGCGTTAAAATCATTATTCATTTGATTTATTCTAAGATTAGTCTTGTTAGTATTAGCTGTAGTCTTAGCACCGATAGCACCCGATATAACAGAACCTAGTCCGCCAAATAAACCGCTTGCAAAGTCTTTAAATGCCATAACTATTCAGAAGTAGCAGAAGCAGAAGACTCAGCAACAGCAGATTCAGCAGCAGCAGATTCAGCAGCAAGACGGGCTTTTTCTTCGGCTTCCTTGATTAATGAATCATAATTTTCCATACAATACTCAGCCCATGCACGCACTTCAGACAATGATTGAATATGCCTAGATTTAAGAGTAGACAACAACGTATCATCATCCAACTGAGCAGTATATACCGACTTATTAGGAGTATAACGCTGAATATATTCACGTAATTCGCTAGCAGTAAGCTTATTTTCCAATCGTTGCTGATTAAATATCAACGAAATATCAGAAGAAACAGTAATAGAACCGTCCTTACATTTAACAGTAGACAACTGCATTAACTTATCTTGTACAGGAACTTTTGTATGCGCAATATCAAAAGAACCGTTAAACTCATAATATAAATATTCTTTCTTTTTCATAATCAATAAGGCATTCCGGAATAATCCAAGTTACGAACTACTTTAACATCAAATGCACAATTAATCAAAAACGGGTCAGTATCCCATTTTGAATTTGCATTTACCTGAAAGATACTATTAAGAATAGAAGGATTCACCTTAAAAAAATTATAGGTATTCAGAGGAGAAGCACCAGAAAGAGAAGATAGCATATTCTTCCAAATAGTAGGTGTAATAGGAGCAACCCATTCCTTTTCGGTAGTAGTAAATGCGCCTAACACATAATCATACGAAGTTTTCCAACTATAATACCTAGGAAGATAGCCCATAGTAAAATCAGGATTTGAAAAACCACCGCCCAGCTCTATATCACTATTCGTATAATAAGACACAGGAACAGATTGCATACCAATAGAATCCAACTCAGGAATAGGAAAATCAGTATTCTGAGAAACAAAAAACTGCGGGTCAGGAGCGGAAGAGACATAATCCAATAAAGGGACATTATGATAAATACACATTAATACACCCCAATCACGAGCCTCGAATTTTTCAGAACCTTGCGAAGAACCAACACCTTTACCAGCTATAACGGCCTCAGACTGCGCGTCACCAGACTGAAGATT